TGTAGTAAGATCAGTTCCTATATTACAATATTGTCCTACTAATAAAAAATAATCAGTAGGAAAAGGTATAATATCATAAAAGAAACCTTGTCTTTTTCCACCATAATATGCGCTAACAGTTTCTTCAACTACAAGATTCTTTAAATCTTGAATACGCTTACTACTTTTTTCAAACTCGCTAAAACGTTGTTTAACAAATAAGAGAATATTTCTATTCAAGAAGTAATCTACTTCTCTAGGTTCAAGACCTCTATTAACATGAGATGCAACTTGTTGCACCCCAATATTAACAGCAATATGCATTTTTTCAAGAGTCATATCAATTAGATATTTTAGAGAATTCTTTTAGTTTTAAAGACCATTCTGATATTAAACCAGAATTAGACTTAGTATTCATAAATGCTAACATCTCATCTAATGAATCAGCAACAATCTCATCACGATGGAAATAGGATGTACCTACTTTTCGTAAGATGTTGTATTCAACAAATAAGTTAATTTTAGCTTTAGCTTCTACATTTTTATCTTTCGATAAAGCAATAAATTCAAGTGGTTTAGTATTAGCTATATCAAATAAGAAACTATTAATTTCTTCATTGGATGTAAAGTTTGCTCTTGAACCACCAAGTGTAATATAGAATAATTTTGAACGTTCTGCATCAGCACTTACTTTAGCAAATTCCATCATAGCAGTTGTAATCTCTTTAATTTCAGAGTTACGCTTTTCTGCTTCTTCTAATGGATTAACCATATAAAACTTATATTCAGAATTACTCTCAGATTGTTCTTTAGTAGATGCTACTCTTGTATGACCTTTAGCAAACTTGAATGTAATGTAATCTATAAAATTTACAGGTCGTTCATCAACCATTGTTAGATTTAATAATCTACCTACATTTTCAATCTTTACAGTAAAGTTCTTCCAAAAATCAATAATCTTTCTTCTTGTATCATGGTGATCCATATCCCATCCAAAGAACTCACATAACCATCCTTCTTCTTTTTTATTTAAAGGGTTATAGGTTGCACCATTCTTAAACTGTGAACCTAAACGATATACTGAGTTTTCTAATAAAACTTTGGGTAGATGTGAATCTTTATTAATAACCGCTTTTAGTGTTACTATTTGTTCCATACTAATGTCTTCTCCTTAGTGTGTGTACTTGTTTTGTTTAATTATAAAATGGGGTTCTGCCGAAGGAGAAGAAGATCTAATCGTTCAGCATCCCCCCAAATTCTTTGTTATTAACCTAAATCACATTGTAAATCAATGGAGGTATCATAACGTTTTAGCACAACTGAACCTGATTTCAAGAAGTGTACAGATGCACCATCTTGGTCAGTTGCTCTCATTTGTGTAGATTCACTACCGTAACCTTTAGGTACAATAGATCCAGCAACAACCCATTTTTTCATTTCAGAACCAGCAAGAGATACCATCTGAATATTGTTTTCTCCATCATAACGAGAAGAATCAACAAATACCATACGATAAGACTCAATAGAGAATCCTGTAACAGGGTGTTTACGAGCAGCTTGTGCTTTAGCACCATTGTCAAATAATGGAAGATGAACAATGTTCAATGTGTGACCATCAACGTGTCTGTATGTAGTAAAGTAAGAACCAAAGGTTAAACTTCTACCAGAACCATCAACGAATACACCATCATTGAATTTACTGAATTCGTTTGCACTTAAATACGATTTAATAGCAGTATCAAACTCACGTTTACCACCAGTACCGGTATAGATTGTAAGAACACGATTTTGTCCATCAGTCATACCGTAGAATAAATCACCAATAAGGTTCTTTAGTTTTTCTTCAGTAAGAATAGAGTAAGTGTCTTTTGTTTCAATCTGATTTAACAATCCAGGACCAATATAAATAGGTTGGTTGTTTTCATCATACATAGTAGGAGTACCATTAACATCATAGTTACGTTTACCGTACCAATACATCATTTCACACTCTTCCATGAAATTCAACATGTGAGTATATTCTTCCCAGTCCATCCACATGTTAGACTTACGACCACCTTTAAGAGTAAATTGGAAGTTAGCAACATAGGTAGAACCTGTACGAGAAATCTGATAAGATTTACGAACAGTTGTTAAGAAATGACGAACAGTTGCAGGAGCTTGAGTAACACTTCTATTACCTCTTGAGAAATCAAGACCTACAGGTGCAAACATTTGCCCCCATACAGCACCAGCTTTAAGATCGTTTATAGCAACAACAGCAGAAGCAGAACTATCAACAATCTGACATGAATACGCATATCCACCAGATTTAGCAACAGGTTCACTCATAATACGAACTTGTGTACCGCTTTCACTTACGATGATATAATCTTTAATAAACCAACGGTCAGGGAATACTAATTCGAATTGTGCGAATCCACCACCAACAGTTGAACCACCACCAGTAGTAGCAATTAATGGTCTAGTTTTACGGAAACGTACCATTACTTTATAATCATACGCTACTGTTTTAATAGACTTACCATTTTTCAAACCTTGTGAAAGGAAAGATAATGGGAAACGTTGATCTTCTCTACCAGCTAAATGGATAATAGCAGGAGTTAGTTTCTCAGGTTCTGCAAGCAATGCTTGAGACAAGTTAGTTGCTGTAGCAACCTGATCGTTAAATATTTGTTTAGTTATTTGCATAGTTTTGAGATTTAGGGGTTAAGATGTTTAAGATTATTTTGCGCTACTCAATTCTAAATCATCGAATGAAAAACTGTTAGGACCTTTTCTGTTAGAAGCAGAATGTGTTCTTGAACCAGGTTTTGATGATTTAAAATAATCTTTAATAGATTTAACTTTTTCAGTTTGAATCTGTTTAGTTAATACTTTAGAAAAATCAAATTTATTCTTTACTAAATAAGCAATAGCTAGAATTTGATCTTGTGTTAAGTTTTGAGCATCTGCAGCATATCCAGTTAAACCTTTATCATTTGCTTTGTACACATAATCAACTAGTGTATTAGCATCTGCTTTAGGAATAGAGATTCCTGCAAGAACTCCTTTGTTTGCTAAGTCTTTAGCATTAGTAATTTCTTTTTCATATTGGGCAAGTTGTTGCGCTTGCAACTGTTGATACTCTTCTTTTGATTTTTGAGAAATAGTATTATAATGTTTCTTTACTTGCTCATGTGCTTGTTTAGCAAAATCATTTAATTTCCCAGCTTCTTCCTGAGTTTTAATCATTTGATCAGCTACTTCTTTTTCAACATTCTTTAATCTAAGATATTCTCTAGCGATTTCTCGTTGATTATGAATATCAGCAGGTTTTAATTCAAGATTGTTATAATCTATTTGTTTATTTCTAACAGAGAGATAATCATCTAATGTTTTACCTGTCTTTAGAGAATAGTACATTTCTTCTAATTCAGGATATTCATTTAATAAGTTAGAACGTTGTGAATTCAATTGTTTATTAACAATAAAGTTTACAACTTCTTTAAGTGTATCAGGACTATCTTCTTTACCCTCAAATAATTTTAATTCCTCATCATCGAACTCTAAACCACTATTCTCTAATGTTTGTACATAAAAAGGTATTTCATCAGTAGTATCATCAGTAGTATCATCAGTTACTACATTATTAGTAATGTCATTATCATCACTAGTAGTAGAATCATCTAAATTATCCAATACATCTGTTACTATCTGATTTGCATCAGTAGTATCTGTATTGGGGGTAGTTGGTTCTACACCATCAATGTCTTCTAAATCAAATTCTATCGTTGTCGAATCTTGCATACTTCTCCTAAATTATTATATGTACAAGTAATATACAAGTCAATGTATATTACCATAACTATATAACATAATTGTGTGTGTTTTGTTTATGGTTTTGTTGGTTTTTTGTTAAGTGCTTTGGTGTCTATAGTTTCATTTGCTTTATTAGAACGTATTGTTTCTTGCAATTCTTTCTCTTTAAGTAATAATTCTTTCTCTTTATAAGTAGTTTGAGAATCATCCTTATCCATCATATCCATCTCTTTTAATTGTAGTTTCAACATACGTTCTTTTTCATTCTCGTTCTGTTGTAACTGTAATTGTTTATCGACAGTTTGTTGACGCATTTGTTCAATTTGTTTCTCATTCTCAGCAGCAGCTTGTTGTTGCTCTTGAATAGAACGTTCCATTTCTTTTAATCCATCCATTACTTGAGCAAATGATTCAGCTTTCATAATTGCTCCTATTGCAGATACAGATCCATTCTCTTTAATCATGGATTGAGCAAACTGTTTCATCATATTGATATTCTCTTGCTCAGTAGATGAATTAGTAACAAAAATTCCATACTCTGTTTCAAGATGTTGCATACCATCTATCTCAAAGAACTGTTGTAACTCACTATTAAGTACATAACTTCCTTTCATTCCGTCTAACCATAATGCTTTAGACCAGTCAAGAAATGATTGTAATTCTGTAACACTAAATGCATCAAACATTCTAAAATACTCTTCTGTATTGTTAGATGATTGTATAACCGCACGTTCTGTTACACCTTTACCAGAATAAGGATTAATAACACCTTGACGTTGAGCATTAACTCCACTTAGTCTTTCCCATGAATCTAATACAAAGTTTAATGCTTCAATAAATAAACTTATAAGTTTACTTTGAATATTAATTTCAAATTGATGTTGTGGAGAGAATTTCTTTCCTTCTTTATTATATTGAATAAATCCTACTCCAAACTTCTCAATCCAGTATAAAAATTGATTGATGTCCATATTATCAGGTAACATATCAATATCCATTAACATCATAGAATCTTTAGCTTTATTAATAGCTTGTTCTAATCTATACATGTAAATATCATATAGAATCTGAAAAGGTACACCTAATGATACAAGAGATACAGGAAATGCTAAATGTCTTGATGTTGCTCTACCATTAAGTGAGAGTTTAGCACCAACCTTTTTACTTAATAATTGTCTTTGTACAGATATAGGTTTAGCACCAAATACTTCTGTATCAGTCTTATTTAATCCAAATGCTGTCCATACTTCTTCTTCATATTCCCAAGTTAGATCTATATCACCTTTTTTACGTTTATAATTACTTGGTACTGTAGTTGTTTGTGGAGTATTATTTTCATCCATATAAGTAAGAATCCCTACTTTCTTATAGGTCTTCCAAAATACTTCAAACAATTCTATAAAATTCTGAGATGATTCTTGTTTATCTGAGTTAAAGAACGAGTGATGATACTCATACTTATTCTCTAAATCTTTTAAATATGCTGTTCCTTCTTCAAATCCTTTATCAGCTAATACATCATTACCTATTAATCTATATAATTCTGCAAAAGATACATCATGTCTAATAACTCCCCATTCAGCATCTTCTATCATAGTTACCTTTGGAGACATATCATAGTCTACATTCCAGGGGAATATAATTTCATAATCTAAGTTATCATTTAATATACGCTTTACTGATACGGTTCTACCGGTAATGAGAAAGAACTTAAATGCTTCATCCATTTTATCTTTGAATGAAACTTCTTCTTTTAAATAGTTAATTGCATGTTGACCTCTAATAGCACGAACATCACGATACGTTTTATCAAAAGTAGACATAAACTCTTTATATTCAGGAAGTTCTTCTACTTGTTCATCTACATTAACTCCTTGTGCTTGTAACTCTTGAAGAAACATTTGATATACATATTCAAACGATTGTTTCTTTTTAGCTTCTTCCTTTAAATCATTTGCATCTGAATTAAGAATAACTACTGAATCATTAAAAGGTCGTTTACTTTTCTCTCCTGCTAATGTATCAATGATAGGTCGTATAATATTATACTTGCTTAATCTACCAGCAACATTTCCTTTATATTGTACATCTAATGGTTTAAGAATATGTTTATAGTCATTCTCATCTATGATACCATCATAATAATCCTGTAACTTCTTACTATACTCATTAACTTCATTATTTGTACCAAAGTTAGATACACCAATAATTGCATTGACTGTATTTTTTATCCATGATTCATCACGTTGATCATCATCAAGGAGTTGGGAAGGAATGTTGAACTGTACCATCGTTATAAAAAGAATTAAGTTGTGCTAAGTGGGAAGATACGGGTTTTTTATCTTTCACAGGTTTATCTTCGTTCTCTTTCATATAAAACATTGCTATTTTAAGTGTAGAGACTCTATCAAAGTTACCTTTATCGTTATAATAAATCAATTCATCCAATAATCCTAAATCATAGATGAATTCTAAACGATACATAGGTCCATCCATTTCATTCTTTCCTACTACTTCTAATAACCAATCTCTAATATAAAGAAGTGATTGTTTATTTCTACCAGCTGTCATTGTAGTACCATAGGATTCTACAACATTAATACCAGTTGTATCTCTTCTACTGTCACTACTAAAATCTTTAGCTAACCAATGTAACTTCTTATTCTTTCTAGCATACTCAATAGTATTACCTCTATTATTCTCAAATGCTATTTGTTCATTTGTACATCCATAATATTCTGCTAGTAAGAACATATTATAATTATATTCTTCTTGTGTATCTGGTCTACCTATATACTTTGCTACTGGTAAATCAGGAAAAGTAGAAGATATTCTACTATTACGTTTCATTACATAAGCACCACCTAATGAAGTCTTATCTGCAGCACCATCAATAGCATAGGAATCATGTGCTATATAATATAAACCATCAGGTATTCCTGTAGCTAAACGTATAGGAGATTCATAAATAACAATACCACTTCTTAGATCACTATCTAATCGGTGTGGATAACGATCTACATCCATTAACTTATCATCAGGATGAAACTTCACCTTATTATCATGTCTAGTTAATGTACCTATAACCCCTAACTTATTTAACTTCTTAGCAATTACTCTATTACGATGTTCACTAATTAACTTAGTAGGAAAGATATTTGTATTACTTTGTAGAGTTGCTTCTTGTGGATTGAATGGCATCTCAGAAGTATATTGTTTATATGCTTCTTGAGTACCTTTCTTCTTATCATTACGTTTCTTCTCTTCTGATTCTTTAGCTTTTTGGATAAAAGAGTTTCCTTCCTTATCCATAAATCCTTCTTTATTTTGATATACCGGTACAAAGTATCCACACTCTTGTCCAAACATATCTTCATCCCATTCATTAATAATAGGAAGAATATTATATGAAGCAGGATTATAAAACAATTCACTTAAACCTAATGCATCCTCATGTTCAGATCCACCTGTTCCAAAAGCAATCATTGTTCCACCAATATAACCCCCTTGTTCTACAGTCTGTTGTGTAATAATCCAACTCTTAATTAAATTAGGAAACTTACCAGCTTCTTCAAATAGAATATAATCTCCGTTCTTTCCCCTACCTTTTTCTGGATCATTATAAAACGTAATTCCTTCAATAGAATTTTGTCTTCCTGCATCTACTAGAATACCACTTTCATTTAACTTCTTATATCCACATTTCTTGTTTAAATCTACATTCTTTAATCTAGGTTGTTTCCAAGCAGCGAAAGAATCATTATGATTCATTGCTATCCAAATCTTATCAAGAGTAGCATCTCCAAACAAATATTTCTCTTCACTTGCAAAGATGTAATTAATAGACAACTTACCAAAGTAATAATTACGCAAGAGTAATGCACCATTCTTATACGAATACCCTTTACGTCTAGCTTTCAAGTTAATTAAATGTCTACCACCTGTATGAGCATATTCAGGAATAGTAATTAACATAAATGGTTTAATCTTTGCGTATAATTCAGGAGTTATTCCGTTTCTAGCAATTTCAATAGACCAAAACCAAGAGTAATCACCATCCCAGAAAGAAGGAAAATCTAATTCTTTCTTTTGTTT